ATCGGACGAGGACTAAGAAAGTCTGACGACGGTAGGACAACTAAACTCTATGACATCGCAGATGACTTGCATTGGAAATCACAGCAGAACTATACTCTCTTACATTCTGCCGAAAGGGTAAGAATATATAAGAAAGAGCAATTCAATTTTAAAGTGATAAAGGTTGATATATGAAAATTGATAGAGTACGACAGTTTAAGCTTGTAACAGGCGATGAGATTGTTTGTGAAGTTATTGAATGGGATGACGATGAGAATATTGAGCTTATTGTACAGAAGATATATAAGATTGAAACATTTGATAATGCAGCAGAACAAACTCGTTATTATGCATTAAAACCTTATATGTCATTTCAACTTGACGACGGCATGTATCAAACAATTAATTCGGCTCATATTTGTGTATCAGCACTTCCATCGCATTGGATGATTGATCAGTATAAAACGCTTCGCACTCAAGAAGAAGAAAAACCTGGTGATGTAGAAGGGCTTATTGAAAAACGGTTAGAACGAGTAAAGCAAATGTTGGGCGAGCTCGCCGTTGAAGATGATTCTGATGGAACAAATGTAGTACGCTTATTCGAAGATAAGAATAAACTGCACTAGTATCTACTCCCACCAATAAAATCTGTAGATTTATTATACCAACATTTCCGGGTTTGTAAACCCATAAAACGCATCATTTTAATATTTTTTCATATGTACATCTGTTTCAATACAGAGTAGAATATATGTGAACAAGGATTATATTATGGCCAAAAAGAAAAGCATACATTACGTAAATAACAAAGAATTCTCTGCAGCAGTAGTTGAATACTGTAAAATTGTAAAAGAGTGCAAAGAGACAGATGATCCTTTGCCCAAAATCCCTGATTATATTGCTTCATGTTTTCTAAAGATTGCTGAAGGATTGTCACATAAATCTAATTTTATTCGATATACGTATCGTGAAGAGATGGTAATGGATGCAGTTGAAAACTGTCTAAAAGCAATTGAGAATTATAACATTGAAGCAGCAACAAGGTCAGGAAATCCAAATGCTTTTGCATATTTCACTCAAATCTCGTGGTATGCTTTTCTACGCCGTATTGCGAAAGAAAAGAAACAACAAGACATCAAACTCAAGTACCTATCTGAGAGTGGTATAGAAGAATACGTATACGGCGATATCAATGATAAAGCTGCTGCGAATGTTATGAACTCGTTTATTGATCAGCTTAAAGATCGTATCGATAAGGTTAAAGAGAAAGATACTGAGTTTAGCATCTATATGAAAGAAGATAAAGCACGTCGTAAAAAGACATATAAAGTAGATTCAGATTTGCAGAGGTTCATGGATGAAGATTAATTGGCACGATACACCTTTTAGATATTATACAGTTAATGATTTTCTAGAACCTGATGAATTTGACACAGTAATGCAATATCACATTGATAATGTAGCTGTTCCTGAAACAGGTAGAAATAATTTAAGAAATGAGTTTATTTCTGACGAAATACGTGGTATAATAGAACCACGGATGCTTGAACTAGCAAATACTGTCAGGCCAAATGAAGATCACTCTACACGTAGATTGAATATTGAAATGGATTCGATTCAACCTGGTTGGGGATTCTGTACGCATACGGATATTGAAGGTAAGTACATTGTGTTTGTACTTCACTTATCTGAATTTGGTAATGGCACTCGACTGCATGAAACAAGAGACGGTCCTTATGTTGAGACTATGCCTTGGATTCCTAATGGTGGTGGTGGCTTTATTCGGTCTGACAGTTCATGGCATTCGTTCGACACACATGCTCAATCAACAACACGTAGAACAATTATTTTGAATTTAATGTAATGAAGATAGCGATTTTAAATGACACTCATTGTGGTATTCGCAATAGCAGCGACATATTTCTCGATAATGCAGAGAAATTTTATTCTGATGTATTCTTTCCTTATATGGTGGAACATGATATTCGGCATATCGTTCACCTTGGTGACTACTATGATAACCGGAAATTTATTAACTTCCGCGCTCTTAACCGTAACCGTCATCATTTCCTTAAACCGCTCAGAGAACACGGGATAACGATGGATATTATTTGTGGTAATCATGACACTTACTACAAAAATACTAATGAACTGAATTCACTTAAAGAGTTACTTGGTCACTATATGAATGAAGTGCATATCGTACATAAGCCAACAGTAATGGAATATGACGGTATGAAGATGGCTTTGATTCCATGGATTTGCCCAGAGAATGAGGAAGAAACACTTAAATTCCTAAAACAATGCGATGCACCAATTGTTGGTGGGCATTTTGAGATCTCAGGTTTTGAGATGGCCAAAGGTATTGAGAACCATCATGGCATGGATAAGTCAATCTTCGATCGATTCGAAATGGTTCTATCTGGCCACTTCCATACTAAATCAACTCAAGAGAATATTCATTATCTTGGTAGTCAGATGGAATTTTTCTGGAATGATGCGCATGATTCAAAGTATTTCCACGTATTAGACACAGAAACTCGACAGCTCGAAGCGATCAGAAATCCTCACAGTCTCTTTCATCGTATTCGTTATGATGATAGTACTACTGACTATATGGATTATGATGTTAGTCAAGTAGAAAATAAATTTGTAAAAATTGTTGTAATTAATCGAAAAGACCAGTTTACATTTGATCGTTTTGTTGATAGAATACAGAATAAGAAAATACACGAGTTAAAGATTGCTGAGAACTTTAGCGAATTTATTGGCTCAAATGTTGAAGACGATGGGATATCATTGGAGGATACGTCTACGCTTTTGAATACATATGTCGATGGTGTTGATACTGATTTAGACAAAGACCGTATTAAGAACCAAATGCACGACCTTATGATCGAGGCTCAGACGCTTGAGATTGCATGATTAAATTTGAAAAACTACGCTGGAAAAACTTTCTGTCTACTGGTAATTCATTTACCGAAGTTGATTTCAGTTCACACAAAACTACACTCGTAGTTGGTCATAATGGCGCAGGCAAATCTACTATGCTTGACGCTTTGGCTTTCGCACTCTTTGGTAAAGCCCATCGTAATATTTCTAAACCTCAGCTTGTCAATTCTATTAACAATAAATCTTGTGTTGTTGAAGTAGAGTTTACAGTAGCTGGTTCAGAACTAAAAGTAGTACGTGGTATTAAACCTAACGTATTCGAGATATGGAAAGACGGGACTATGATCAATCAGTCCTCTCATTCCAAAGAGTACCAGAAGATCCTCGAGCAAAACATCTTGAAGCTTAATCATAAAAGCTTCCATCAGATTGTAGTGCTGGGCTCCTCCTCCTTCATTCCCTTCATGCAGCTTCCGGCTCAACATCGGCGTGATGTTATCGAGGATCTTCTGGACATTAATGTCTTTTCTAAAATGAATCAACTTCTGAAAGAGAAAAATAGCCTATTGAAGGATAAGGGCAATCAGCTTGAATATAACTATGAGCTGACCAAAGAGAAGATTGATCTGCAGAAAAAGTATATTCGTGAAGTAGAGGCTTTAAGTAATGACCAGATCGATGAAAAAGAATACGAAATCTTCATTAGCGAAGACTCGATCTTACAGCTACAGCAAGAGAATGCAACCATTTCAGATGAGATCGAGCAACTTTCGGCTGGCCTTGAAGAAAGCATCAAAGAAAACCACAACAAAAAACAAACTCTCTTACACTACTCGGCTGAGTTCAATCAAAAAATCAAGACCCTCGTCAAAGACTCGAAGTTTTATGAGGAAAATGATACATGCCCCTCATGTTCCCAAGATATTAGTGCAGACTTACGATCGGAGAAATTGTCCACCGCCAAAGCTAAAGCAGCAGAGATACAGAAAGCTTTGGACGATGTCGCTAACAAGTCGGCTCTTGTGGAAGAGACTCTTGAACGGCTCAACGATACCTCAGATGAGATACGAACAAAAACCTCACTTATATCTAGTAACAATCGTGAAATCGTACGGCTGCAAGGACAATTACGAAATCTCTCCGATGCCATATCAAAAATACGCGGCAATGATGGTGATGTAGCTAAATCTTATTCTGATCTCGAAATACTTAAGTCACAATTGAATGATATATTTGAATCTAGATTAGAGAACAATGAGTCAATATCATACAATACAGTAATGCTTGAGATGTTAAAAGATACAGGTATTAAAACAAAAATTATAAAACAGTATTTGCCTGTTATAAATAAGTTTGTCAATCAATATCTACAAGTGCTTGACTTCTTTGTCTCGTTCAATCTAGACGAAGCCTTTTCCGAAACAATTCGTTCACGACATAGAGATTCATTCTCTTATGCATCGTTTTCTGAAGGTGAAAAGCAACGTATTGATTTGGCACTTCTCTTTACTTGGCGTCAAATTGCTAAGATGAAAAACTCAGTATCAACTAATCTGTTGGTATTGGATGAAACTTTTGATTCATCGCTTGACTATGAAGGTGTTGACAATCTAATGAAGATTATCTACACACTTGGTGATGATACCAATGTATTTGTGATCAGTCACAAAGGTGATATTCTCGATGGTAAATTCCAAAATAAATTGGAGTTTCACAAAGAGAAAAACTTTAGTAAATTAAAAGGAAGCTAATATGGAATTATCCACTTTTACTATGAACTTATTGAAAAACTATTCAGGCATCAATCCTAACTTGGTGATCCGTGAAGGTAATTCTATTATGACTATGTCTGAAGCTAAGAACGTTTTAGCCCAAGCCATGGTTCCAGAGAACTTTGATCGTGAGGTCGGGATCTATGATTTGTCAGAATTCTTATCTGTACTCAATCTATTTGATTCGTCTCATGTCAAACTTGAAGAGAAATATATGACAGTCAGTGATTCATCCGGCCGTTCTAAAATTAAATATTTCTTTTCTGATACCGATATGCTTACGTCACCTACTAAGCCTATCGCAATGCCTGCTCCAGAAGTTGCCTTCGACTTGGATCAGGATACACTTGGTCGTATCAAAAAAGCAGCATCTGCTCTTGGTCACGATCAGCTTTCTATTACTCCAGGTGATGGTGTAATTACTTTGACTGTTGTCGACATTGATAACTCTACATCGAACACGTACTCCATTGATGTACCGGGTGAATCAGTCGGTGACTATAACTTTATTCTTAATATTAAAAATCTACAGATGATTCCTGGTGATTATAAAGTCGCTATCTCATCTAAACTTATTTCGCAATTCACTTTAGATCAAGAAGGCGTAGATCTTAAGTACTGGGTTGCACTCGAAAAAACATCGTCATATCAATCTTAGGAGCTTATAATGGACGTTTATCAACTAGCAAATCGCACATCTCGTAGTACTGTTGCAGTAATCGATGCTATCACTCAGCGTGGTGGTTTTAAGGGCGAAGAGCTCTCATCGATTGGCACACTACGTGATCAGTGCATTCAACTTATCTCATTATGCGAACAGCAAGCCGAAGAAAAGGCAGCTGAAGCAGAGTAGTTTACATCTGCTTGATTTTTTGTTATTATAGACATTATTATATTATGGAGTACGTGAATGTCTGATTTTCTATGGGTCGAGAAGTATCGACCACAAACTATTTCTGAAACTGTTCTTCCTTCATCACTAAAACAAACGTTTCAGAATATGGCTGATTCCGGTGAATTGCAGAATATGCTTTTCGCCGGGACTGCCGGTCTTGGCAAGACTACAGTGGCCAAAGCTCTATGTAATGAGATTGGTGCTGATTATATCGTAATCAATGGTTCAGAAGAAGGTAACATTGATACACTTCGCGGTAAGATCAAACAATTTGCTTCTACAGTATCACTACAAGGAGGCTTTAAAGTTGTTATTCTCGACGAAGCAGATTACCTTAATCCACAATCAACTCAGCCAGCTCTTCGTGGATTCATCGAAGAGTTTTCAAATAATTGTCGATTCATTCTCACATGTAACTTTAAAAATCGTATTATTGCTCCTCTGCATTCTCGTTGCGGAGTATATGAATTTAATACAGGAAAGAAAGATTTAGCGGATCTTGCTGGTCAGTTTTTTGCTCGTTTTAAATATATACTAGACCAGGAAGGTGTGGAATATAACAATAAAGGCATGGCAGATTTAATTCTGAAATATGCTCCTGATTGGAGGAGAGTGCTAAATGAAGGACAACGCGCCGCTGCTAGTGGTTTGCCTATTGATGGTAGCTCTAGTGGGTCTAGCTCTAGCAGCTCTACTGCTGAACTAGTACAACATCTAAAAGATAAAAACTTTAAGAAGATGCGTGCATGGGTTGTGAACAACATGGACGTAGAGCCACAAGCAATTATCCGTCAATTATACGATAACATGAATGAGTCTGTAAGCCCACAGTCTATTCCTCAACTTGTATTGATCTTAGCAGAATATCAGTACAAGAATTCATTCGTAGCAGATCATGAATTGAATATGGTCGCTATGATGACAGAAATCATGGCACAGGTAAACTTCAAATGAGTCCATTTGAATTCCTGAAATGTATCAATGATACTAAGCAAGACATTATGGTGACCGAAGAAGTGGAGAAGCAATATGCTCCATTCGTAGTTAATCGTAGTCTTTCTTACTTTAATGATACAGTTGCTCTTGCCAATATCCTTAATCAATATCATCATGTGGACAATAAGCTTCAATTTCATTTTTTGATAAATAGTGTCAGAAAACGTAAGCGATTTTCGAAATGGAATAAACCTGAAACACATAGTGATATTGAAGTGATTAAAGAGTATTATGGATATAGTAATCAAAAGGCCAAGCAGGCTCTTTCACTTCTGTCACCTGACCAAATAAAAATTATAAGAGAAAAGGTGAGTAAAGGTGGAAGAAAGTAAAATCATTGAATGGTCTCCTGCAGAGATGCTGGAGGTCACACTAAACGAACCAGATGACTTTTTAAAGGTTCGTGAAACATTGACTCGTATTGGTGTAGCATCTCGTAAAGATCATAAGCTTTACCAATCATGTCATATTCTACATAAACAAGGCAGATATTTTATTGTGCACTTTAAAGAATTGTTTATGTTAGACGGTAAGAAATCAAACTTAGAAGAGAACGATGTTGCTCGTCGTAATACAATTGCTACACTACTAAGCGATTGGGGTTTGATCGATTTTGTGCGTAAAGAGGAATTGCTAGTAGCACCTCTACGTCAGATTAAAATCATTTCTTATCGTGATAAAGATCAATGGGAATTATGTCCTAAATATAATATTGGTAATAAATGAATAGCGGCTATGTACATTTGACATAGCAATGACTATATAAATAATGCTGTAATGCGGAAGGATCCGGTTACATTTCATTCTTGCTTGTAAAAAGGAGAAAACTATGACAGGCGTACAATCACTATTTCCACGTTCATCTTTTGTTGGCTTTGACCATCTATTAAATGAACTAGATTATGTTGCAAAACATTCACAAGATCATTATCCCCCTCATAATATTTTAAGAACCGGTGAGACAGATTATCTTATCGAGCTTG